GCAGAATTTATTAACGTTAAAATTGATTCAACAGTTTCTGTCCAAATTAGTCGTGACCCAGTATTGATGCAATGTGCGGCTCGCAACTTTTTGAATGTTAAACGTGCCGACATTGCTAAACGCATTAACGATTTGCTTGAAGGCAATTTGCGTGAAATTACTGGCACCATGCGTCTTACTGATATGGTAAGTGATCGTAAAACTTTTAGTGAAAGAGTACAAGAAAATGCGGTCCCCGATCTGGAACGCCTTGGTCTTGAATTGGTATCTTTTAACGTCCAGAACTTTAATGATGAAAATGGCGTTATTAACGATTTGGGTATCGATAATATTGAGCAAATCAAGAAGACTGCTGCTATTGCCAAATCTGATGCTCAAAGAGATATTGCTATTCAACAGGCTGCCAATCAGCGCGCGGCAAATGAGGCAAGAGTAAAAGCGGCTACACAAATCGCGGAACAGAATACTGCTCTTGAAATCAAAAGTGCTGAATTAAAAACTCAAAGTGAAGTTAAGCGAGCAACAGCTGATATGGCCTATAATATTCAGCAAGCAGATCAAAAGAAAGAATTGGATGTCGCGCAAACAAATGCTCAAATTGCGCAAGCAGAGCGCGAAGTAGAATTAAGAAATCAGCAGATTGCTCTTAAAGAAAAAGAACTTGATGCTATTGTTCGTAAGCAGGCTGATGCGGATCTTTATGCTACAGAACGTGCGGCCGAAGCAGATTTAGCCAAACGGCAGCGTGAAGCCGAAGCGAAAGCGTATGAAGAAGTTCAGCGAGCCGAAGCCGCTAAAAAAGCAACTATTTTGGAAGCAGAAGCAAGAAAGGCTATGGCTGATGCTGAAAAATATGCTGTAGAACAAGAAGCGGCTGGTATCGCCGCAAAATACGCAGCAGAAGCAGAAGGCATTAAAGCAAAAGGACTGGCAGAAGCTGAAGGTATTTACCGCAAGGCAGATGCTCAGCGTAGAATGGGCGAAGCATCCGTTCTTGAAATGTATTACGCAATGCTTCCTAAAGCAATTGCGGCAGCAGCAGAGCCCCTTAGTAATGTGGATAAAATTGTTCTGTATGGAGAAGGCGCGCAAACAAAACTTATCTCCGATGTTATGAATACCTCAACACAAGTAATTGAAGCTATCAAGCAGGCTACGGGTATAGACCCAACGCAAGTCATAGCAAGTTACCTTGGATCGAAAGCTGGAGCCGATAATTAATCGGCTCCTTTTAATTGACTCCGATAACGACCGAAGCTGGGCCAAAAACGCACATAGCAATTTTTTTCTGCGAATACTTGACATACAATGAAAAATATTTTATAATAGAGTTATTCAAAGAAGGAGAATAATTATATGGATAATTTTTGTATGAATTGCCTACATTATGAAAATGAAAGTTATCCATGCCAATGGAACTATCTTTTCGCAGATGAAGAAGAAAGTTTTAATTGTTGCGATTGGATAAATAAAAATGATATTGAGAAGAACACACAAGACCATCAAGAAATTAGGAGAACGCACAATATGGCTACCAGAAAAGAAACATATGAATATGATAAAGAAACTCATACTACTTATTGTACAAGAAAAATAAAGGGAAAAATTTATCGAGGACAAGCAAAATGTCATCCACAAGATTATGATTTTGAAAATCATAGAACTGGTGAATATTATGCCTTTATGCGCTCTGGTATTGAACAATTATGTTGTGACCGAGAAAGTATAAAATCTGAATTAAAAGCACTTAAACATCTTTATGATATACTTGATCAAAATAAAGCAGTTAATAAAAAATCTATAGAATGTTATATGATTCGTAGACAAATAAAAATAAAAGAAAAAGAGCTTAAAGTTATTAGAGGAATAATTAGTGCTACAAAAACAAGCTTACGATCAACTATTGCTCAAAAGGATAGATTATATAATGCCATTAGAGAAAAACGAGCTGCCGATAATGCCTAAAGCAATTGGCATTACCGCGCAAGCTTTAACGCATATATTGTCTTCACAAACAAATACAATAGAAAATTTTAATACTTTATGTAAAAAATTAAATATAGATCGTATGTATGTAAGTTTAACAGCACTTAAACCATTCATATCTAAACAAGTTGTTACGAATAGCGAAATTATTCCATTATTTGAAAAAGATAATTTAATCTTTGTTCGTGAAAATGAAATTACTAACGATGAAACTTTAATCCTTCGACAATATTTAGATAAAAAATTCCCCGACAATTGGGGGATGATTGTTTATACTGTTGATGAGTATATAAGTTTTCGACCATATTTAGGAGAGGAAGATCTATATAATTTAGGAGGAGACAACATTTATGTTGGATGATTTAATCAAACTTTTGCCAAATGGCAGTCTTTCAGTAGAAGATTATCAATATTATGATAGCTTGTTAAATCATCGCACAATTTTATGGAATCAAGAGGTTGATGAATCAATAGTTGAAAGAGTAGTATTGCCGCTTTTACGCTTTGAACAAGATTCTAGCAATGACCCAATAACTTTAATTTTTTCTACAATAGGTGGAAGCGTAAGCGACAGCTTTATTCTATGTAATATTATTGATAATTATACTAAACCATTAAATATTATAGTTTTAGGCTACGCCGCAAGTATGGGAACAATTATATTGGCTGCTGGGGCGCATAATGATAATGTTGTGCGTAAGTGCTATCCATTTTCTTACGCTCTATTGCACGCAGGTTCAACATCTTTTAGCGGAGAAAGTTTAACAGTTGAAGACACTTTACAATTTAATAAACGAGTGGACGAAAAAGTTAAAAAGTTTATTCTGTCTCACACATCAATATCAGAAGAAGAGTATCGGGAGCACGAAAGAAAACAATGGTTCTTAGATTCTAGCGATATGAAAAAATATGGTCTTATAGACGAAATAATTGGTGGAGATGATATAGACAGTGGAGTTTCTAACATTTGATACAAGCGCTTTATTAAATGGTATACAAATTACCCCAGGATATACTTTTATTAGCAGAATTGTTTTAAAAGAATTAGAGCAAATAAAAATATCTACAACAAAAGATGAAAATATAAAATATCAAGCAAGAATATTATTACGATATTTATCTGAACACCCAAAGCCGAATTGGAGCACCCCTCCAATTTCACCTTTTAAAGTAAATCTTTTCTTAAAAACACATAGATTTTTGGAAAATAATAACGATAGTTATATTATTGCTGAGGCAGTTTTGACTGCTAAAAAGACTAAAACAAATATAACTTTCTTTACCAGTGATTTATCACAAGCATTATTGGCGGAAAATTTCCCAAAATATCTTAAAGTAGTTTATTATAAAGAAACTACTGCCAGAGAAAATTTATGGAATGGCATATCTCAATTTTTCTTAAATAAAACAGTTTCTGAATATGTATATAGCCATCCAGAAGAGAATCGATTAAATCTTGCCATTAATGAATATGCACTATTATTAGATGGTAAAGGCGAAGTTAATGATATCATTAAATGGGATGGTAAAACATACGGTGTTATTCAATATAAAAATATCACAACAGACTATTTTGGGACAATTAGAGCATTAAACCCACAACAGGAAGCCGTTTTTGATTTATTACAAAACCACAATATTGGTATTAAGTTACTTCGCGGAAAATATGGCGTAGGAAAAACGTTTATAGCATTGGCGCACGCGATGTACTTTATTAAAAAGACACATCAATTCGATCGTTTAATTTATATTCGTAATAATATTGAAGTTGCTGGTTCAAAGCCATTAGGCGCACTTCCAGGTGAACAAGAGGACAAATTGATGCCGTATATTATGCCTCTTGCGGACATACTTGGTGATGAAGAAATGGTGCGGCAATGTATAGAAGATGGAACAATTGAGCCAGTCCATATCGGTTATCTGCGAGGTAGAAGCTTTAATCATTCTATTATCTTCGTTGATGAAGGCGAAAATTTAACTACTGATATGGTAAAATTAATCATCGCAAGATGCGGCGAAGGTAGTGAAGTGTGGTTTATGGGTGATGAATCACAAACAGATTCAGATATATTTAAAAAGAATAATGGTATTGCCGCATTAATACATAGTTTAAAAGGCGACCCGCTCTTTGGAACAGTCAAATTGGAAAAGACAGAACGTGGCGAAATCGCTGAATTAGCTAATAAAATTCGTCAGTAAGAAAATTTTCTTACTGACTTTTTTGTTGACAAAAATAAAAAAATATGTTAAAATATATATGAAAATAAAAAAAGAATGAGGTTTCATAGATGCCAAATCATAACTATGGTATAGAAGATATAAAAACTTTGGAGGGTATGGAAGCCATTAGAACTCGTCCCGGAATGTATATTGGTGATGTTGGACGTGAAGGCATATGGCAGATTACCCTTGAAATTATTTCTAATGCTATTGATGAATATCTCGTAGGAGCTTGTAATGAAATATTTGTTGGTGTTGATGGGGCTCGGGTTGTTGTCGCTGACAACGGACGCGGCGTTCCTTTTGGAAAGAATGATGCCGGAGAAGAAGTCCTGGTTAATATATATACTAAATTGCATACTGGCGCTAAGTTCGATAGCGATGGTAATGCTGGGTACAATACTTCTGGTGGTATGAATGGTGTTGGTGCGAAAGCGACCAACGCACTTTCTGATCTATTTTCTGTTGAAAGTTTTAGAGATAATAAGCGCGCATATGCTTTATTTTCAAAAGGACAATTGGTTAGATTTGAAGTAAGACCAAGAGATCCTAAAAAATATGCCACCGATGTTCGTTATGAACACGGAACAATTATTCAATTTATTCCTGATGGAACAATTTTTAAAGATGTTGATTTGGATGCTGACTATGATCGTATTCGCAAACAACTTTGGGAATTGGCGTATTTGTCTCCGGGTCTTCATTTTACTCTTTCAAATGGCAGCAATAGAGAGGAAATTGAGAGTAAAAATGGACTTCTTGATTATCTGGATACCCTTAACTCTGGAAAAGAACTACTGACAACACCAATGTATGCTGAAAGCAAAGAAAACCGTATGACAGTACGGGTGGCAATGCAGTATACAAATCAGTTTACTGATACTTATCGTCTATTTACAAATAGTATTCCAAATGTTGGTGGTACTCATCTTACGGGTTTTAGAACTGCTTTAACGCAGGCAGTTAATATTTATGCGAGAGAGAAAAAATTACTCAAAGAAAAAGACGACAATTTTTCTGGCGATGATTTAAAGGAGGGTCTAGTCCTTGTCCTTAGTCTTACGATGCCGGACCCTGTGTTTAGTGGTCAAACAAAAGGTACACTTACTTCGGCAGAAGGTAGAACAGTGGTTCAGCGCCTTTGTACTAAAGCAATTACAGAATGGTTAGGCGCGCATGAACGAGACGCAAAAGCAATTATTGGCAAAGCTATACTCGCCAGAACTGCTAGAGAGAAAGCGCGGAAAGCAAAAGAGACAGTACGGTCCGCTACCACTAAGGCAACACGTATTACCTTACCAGGTAAACTCGCGGACTGTTCAAGCAAAGTACGGTCAAAATGCGAGGTATTTATCGTCGAGGGAGATTCGGCGGCTGGCAGCGCGAAAGAAGCTCGTAATAGAGACACGCAAGCCATCCTTCCGATCCGTGGTAAAATCCTTAATGTTCTTAAAGCTGACCTCTCTAAAGCAATGGCTAATGAAGAAATTAAAAGTATGATTATTGGTTTTGGATTACAGATTCAAAACAATAAAATTGTACTAGATGAAACTAAACTCCGTTATGGTAAAATCATTATTATGAGCGATGCTGACGTTGATGGTGAACATATTCGTTGTTTGTTTTTGACTTTTATTTGGAAATTCTGTCCTGAGTTGATTGAAAAGGGTTATGTATATGCGGCTGTACCTCCTCTATATCGAATTATTCGTGGTAAAAACTCAATCTACATTAAAGATGACGCTGCGCTTGCCGATTATCGTGCCAAGAATCCGGGTTCCTACGAACTACGTAGATTTAAGGGGCTTGGCGAACAGTCGGTGGAAGAACTTGCTGAGTCTACAATGGCTCCCAATTCGCGCACTCTTAAACTTATCACAATGGAAGACGCAATTTCCGCAGGAAACACTTTCAATGCCTTAATGGGTGAAAGTAGCGTACTTCGCAAACAATTTATTGAAAAAAATGCCTTTAGAGCAAATATTGATATTTAATAAGGATTAAGACAATGATTAAGATTTACACTGATGGTAGCGCAACAAAAAATAGATGCGGATGGGGCTATGTATTTATCGATGATGAAGGAGTTTGTATTTCTAGTGGTGAAGAAACTAATTCCACTAATCAACGTATGGAATTAACTGCTGCTATCAATGGTCTTAATCATTGGCGATGTAGTTATTATCCAGACGATGAAAATGTCATAGTATATAGCGATAGCGCATATTTAATAAATTGCTACCAAGAAAAATGGTACCTAAATTGGGAAAATAATAATTGGTTAAATAGTAAAAATGAACCAGTTGCCAATAAAGACTTGTGGCTACAATTGATTCCATACTTTAATAATCCATTGATTAATTTTATGAAAGTAAAAGGTCATTCTGGCGATAAATATAATGAATGGGCAGATCAATTAGCGCGTGGTACATTAACTACAACCGATTTATTGACAAAAGAAGAAAAAAATGATAGAATGTTAAAAGAATTGATAAGAACTTTATGGGATTTTCGGGAAAAGAAAATTGATACTTATCAAGCAGTGGCAATAATTGAGAGGTTATTTAATGAGTGAAAATATAATTCAATCTCCAATAGTAGAAGAAATAGAACAATCATTTCTTGATTATTCTCTATCTGTAATTACAGATAGAGCCATTCCTGCTGTTGAAGATGGACTGAAACCAGTTATGCGCCGTATCTTATGGTGTATGGCAGAGAGTGGTTATAAAAGCAATAAACAATATGTAAAATGCGCCAGACCAGTCGGTGATACAATGGGTAAGTATCATCCGCACGGTGATAGTTCGATATATGGCGCTCTTGTTGGCGCAAGCCAGCCTTGGAATATGCGGTATCCATTGATTGACTTCCACGGTAATAATGGTAGTCGTGATGGTGATGGTCCAGCTGCGATGCGTTATACAGAGTGTCGTTTAAGTAAAATCGCAGAAGCAACATTGGAAAATATTAAAAAAGATACAGTAGATTGGATTCCTAATTTTGATGAAACATTAAAAGAACCTGTATATCTACCTGGTATTTTTCCAAATCTATTATGTAATGGTACGACTGGTATTGCGGTAGCAATGGCTTGTTCTTTTGCTCCGCATAATTTAACAGAAGTAATGAATGCCATTATTGCTTATGTTAAAGGTGAAGCTCTTACTTCTGCTGACCTTGTTAAATATATTAATGGGCCTGATTTTCCGACTGGTGGAATTATAATAAATCAAAAAGAGTTAGTTAATGCTTATTTAACTGGTAAGGGCAGAGTAAAAATCCGTGGTGAATATAAGGTTGAAAAAACAAAACAAGGCGCAGAAGTATTAGTATTTACTTCAATACCTTATAAAGTATCTAAAGAAAATTTGCTAACAGAAATAGATACTTTGTGTGAAGAAAAGAAAATTAATGGTATTGTTGAAATTCGAGATGAAAGTAATAAAGAAGGCGTTCGTTTTGTAATTGAATTAGCAAAAGGGCAGAATGCAGATGTTATCGCTAATCAATTATATGAATTAACAAATCTTGAAAGTACTTTTAACATAAATCAAGTCGCTCTTGAAAATAAAACGCCAAAACAAATGACTTTGGCTGATATAATTAAGAATTATGTCGAGCATCAAAAAGATGTATTTCGTAGATTGAATGAATATCAAAAGAAGCAACTTGAACATCAGATACATATTTTAAGCGGCCTGTGTAAAGCGCTTGATGATATTGATAATGTTATACAATTAATTAAATCTTCTGCTGATAAAAGTGCCGCACATAAAGCGTTAATGGCTAAGTATGATTTCAGTTCGGAACAAGCTGATGCTATTTTAAGTATGACATTAAGTCGTTTAGCCAATATGGAAAAAATAGCATTGGAAAAAGATTTACAGAAAGCAACAGAAGATTTAGGAATAATACTTTCAAGACTTAATAATACAGAAGTATTTAATACATATTTAATTGATTGTTTAGAATCTTATAAAAATACATATGCGGATGCGCGCAGAACTAAAATAACAAATATTGAAGTAACAAAAGAAGAAAAAGAAATCGCCCAAATTGTTCCAGAAGATGTTATTGTAATTATGACAGAAGCTGGTAATATTAAACGAGTTCCAAAAAAGAATTTTAAATCACAAAAACGCAATGGAAAAGGTATTAAAACTCAAGATGATTGTACTCTTGGGATGATAGACACTAATACGATTGATGTAATTATGGCATTTACTGATAGAGGACGAGTATATAGATTGCCTGTTGATCAAATTCCTGAAGGAACACAACTAACTCGTGGAGTGGCAATTAATACACTTATTCAAACAGAAGTAAATGAAAAAGTTGTCGTTATTACATCTGCGGCAAGAAACGAAACAGATAAATATGTTTGGTTTATTACTAAAAGTGGTTTAATTAAGAAAACAAATATTAACGAATATAATACAATAGGCAAACGCAAGACTGGCGTTCAAGCGATTGGACTACGGAATGAAGATGAACTGTGTTCAATCTGGATTGGAGGAAATAGTGATATCTTGGTTATCACCCGAGATGGAATGGGTATCCGTTTCGATGGAGCGGCTGTTAGCACTGTTGGAAGAACAGCTGCTGGAGTACAAGCCATCAAACTTAACAGTGATGATAAGTGTGTGTTCGGAGGACCGATATTCGACGACGAAAAATATAACATATTGGTTGGATATACTAACGGCACAGGGTTATTGTTGTCTGGCACTGAATTTACAAGGCAAGGAAGAGCTGGTAAAGGTCTTAAAATTACTAAAGACTGCCGAATATCAACAGTGTGTAGTGGATTTTATGAACGATTTTATATCGCCGGTTCAAATAGTGGCATCTGCGTTACATTGGAAGATATCCCCAGAGGCTCAAGAAACTCTGCTCCCATTAAACTAATTAAGAATAGTGATATTACATCGATTATAGGTGTTTAATATGATTACAGAAAATAAAAAATATTTTGTAGCATAGGTAAATTCTTCTAAGGCGAATCAATTTACTAAATATTATCACTATTCACACGTTGGATTTAAGAAGGCCAAACTAAATCTTGGTGTCTTCAATAAAGACACCAAGAAACTTGTTGGCGTAATGCAATGGGGATGCTCCGCGCAAGAAAATATAAGGCTTGATAGATATGTAAAAGAACCTATAACAACTGATGAATATTATGAGTTAAATAGATTTTGTATGGCAGATTCAGAATTAGAAAATTCTGAATCATAGGCTTTATCTCTTGGTATAAAATGGATAAAAAAGTATCAACCACACATTCGTCTATTGGTTTCATATGCGGGCAGAAAAGAAGGAAATGTAGGCTATATTTATCAAGCAACCAATTGGGAATATTTAGGATACTTTATATCTTCTGGTTTTTGGAATATTGATGGACAAGAAGTACATCAATTAACCCTATGGTATAGATATAATAAAAGTGAGTATAAAGATAAAACTTTTTTGGATGCATTGCGCGCAATGTATCATTACGTAGAACAAACTTGGACGAAACAATTTATATATATACAACGCTTAGATACACGATTAACAACAGCAGATGATATATTACCATATCCAAAAGTAGATGACGGTCCTATTTTAATTCGCTCAAAAATTTATAAAAATGAACCGTTAATTGAAAATAATAAAAATGATATTGGGAATGTTCCTGATTTTTATTATGATGATAAGGAGTTATTATTTACACGAAGAAAATTAATTCGAGATGGTGTAATTAAACCAAAACAAGATATTATAGCATCATATAATGATTATGGTCAATTAATTGAAACAAAACAAACTGCATCTGCTTATGGTCCGACTTATACGATTGAAGGCATACATCGCTCTTGCGTATCTAATAAATTCTATAAAGATAGAGTATTTAAAAAATTTAGTCAAGACGATGAAATTCCAGAAGAGATAGACGTACCAATTTGTTGTATAATTGATGAAATTCCATTTCGTAATTTAACAGAAGCCGCTAAATATTTAAATGTAAGCAGGCAAGCAGTATCTGCTTCTAAACAAAGAAAAGCAAAAATGATTAACGGTATAGATGTTTTATGGGTAAAAGATTAAGAGTCATTCATTTGACTCTTTTAATTTTTTTTGATAAAATATATATACAGAAAAATAAAGGAGAAATAGTATGCCAAGAGTTAAAGAACTAAATGGTAATTATGCTGAATATATAGAAAGACTATTAAATGCAGTAGTTAGAAATGAGTTTGTTTCCTTTAAGCATATAGATCAGCAAATGATGTTAGATTGTTCAAAAATTACACAAGAAGAAAAAAATGAAATGTTATCTTGGGCATATAATATACAAGATACTTATCATTTTAAAACTAGTGAATATATTGGACGAAACACTAAATCAGAAAAAGGCGATTTAATTTTAAATAATCAAATTACTGAATTTAAATGTGTCTCGCGAGGATCAGGAACTTATTTTAATACTTCTGTAACATATTTAGATAAGTTTGGTATACTTAATCCGATTGCCGCTTATGAAAAAATTGGATATCGAGATACATTAGAACGTTTAATTTCTCCTTTAGGTTATCATACAACAAAATATGGTAATTCAAGTTTTGTAACTCAATCTACATCTACTAT